TAGTCATTCCGCCTTTTTTCATGACTTTAGAACCAATGCCACCGGGGACACCAGAACCAGCCATCTTAATTTGCTTACCTTTGGTTTTGCCTTTTTCAGCAATACCGTCTTTGCTAGGGGCAGCAGTCTTAACAGCACCCATTTTCGATGCGGCCACGCCACCACCAGCCATTTTGCTAGTGCCTTTTTTCTTCATCATCGCCATGAAGCCGGGGTTCATTTTGGAAGCCATAGTATCACCACCTTTTGAAAATTTGCGGCCCTTGTCCGCTTGGTTAAAGTCTTTGCCTACAGATGTAGGCACACCTACTTTTTTAGCAAACGATGGATTATGCGCCACCGCAGCCATGAAATTGTGTTGCGCTTTACTCTTGCTTGGCATTTTTACGTACTAATTTTTGTACGGTATCGGTTTCCCAAATACGAAGGCTTAACCAAACTATAGTAAGCAAGCCCCCAACTAAAGCAACAAGGGGCGGAAACCATGACATAAAGCCGCCTATGCCTACAACTACAGCAGCGCCGTCAGTCATTACTTTAATATCGTGATTATCCATCTTAACAATTCCACGCCCGTAGGCTTTTATTAATCCGGGAGTTTGGGTCGTTCGCGGTCTTCGCGGACGTTAACTTTTTCTTCATGCCACTCATCCTCGCGCAGAAAGAGTCTCGCCTTGAGCCGCCCTCCGGTTGTGGTGGCTTTAGATTCATACCTTGGGCCTTCGCAGAGGCGCGACCTTTGGCGTTCAAGCCGCCCTTCTCGGACTTGCCCTCTTTCCTTGTCCATGCTGGTGACTTAGCCATAATAAATTGTTGCCGTTACAGTTGTACCAAGCCCAACGTAAATACCGTTGGGGCAATAAATACCTTCACCGGGAATCTTAATTGGCAAACCTACCGTGCTAAATGTATCCAATTCCAACAACAAAGTTGTGTACATAGTTACATTGCCAGTTGCGGACGCAGTTGTAGAAGTCACAGTAAACACGTTTGCATTTGTTACTGTAACCGCATAAACGGCGTCACGACTTGCGCCAGAGGTCATGTCTAAAAATACACGTTGCCCATTGACTAAACCGTGACCCGTAATAGTAACGGTGATTGTGGTTGTTGTTTGGCTGTATGTGCCTGATTTTTTAACTGTTGGATCAGCAACAGCCATATTACGTATTGAGGATGTGCCAGAAGTTACAGTAATACCCTTTAACCGCGTAGCGTAGTTTACCGCCGTGCCAGATGCTGAGGCATGATAGGCTTTAACGTCATACTGCATTGCCATGGCTTACCCCTTACCCGTAAAAAATGGTTGAGGTTACGACACTTGCTGCGGGCAATCCCACATAAATGCCATCTAAAGCCAAAACGCCTTCGCCCGGAATGAACGTATAAAACGATGTGCCAGTTGAACAATCAAGTTCAACCAAAATTTGGTTATACACAGTCACATCACCAGAGGTGGTTAACGTCCCTGTTGTAACTGTGAAAGTATCTATTGTTACCGCTGTTACTACATACATATTACTAACGCCGTCACCATCAGCAAACTGTAGCCACACGCGCGAACCTAAACCAACCCCATGCCCTGCAATAGTTACTGTGCAAGTTGTCGTTCCGGGGATGTCATACGTCCCAGATTGGGCTACGTTGTTTGCTATGGGTATGTTGTATGTAGTAGACGTTGTAGGAGAGATCACAACCCCCTTCAAGCGGGTGCGATAAGGCACCGCTACCCCCGAAACGGTATTGTGATACGACTTTACGTCATATTGCATCGTCATTTTCTTGCTCCGGTTCTGGCGCGTCTAGCCTATTTACAAGCATCTTGTACGCTTGGATTGTGGCCTGAGATTGAATCAAAAAGGTTTGGGCTTTCTGCGCTTCAGTCTCAAGATCACGAATCTCAGTCTCCAAGAATTCCTTGGTGATCTGCATATTAGCTGTTTGTCGTAGTCAGCATAATGTAGTAAGCAGTACCTGCGCTGTCAACAATCTTCAATGAGTTTGTAGCTGCGCCTTGGGTATTGGCCGTGATCATGCCAGATGGGACATTGAACAAGTTAGCCACCGTGCCAGTGCCGCTGTTTGTAAAACGGATGAAAGAAGCACCAGTCCAAGAGCCACCAGAAGCAAAATCAGAGTCAGCTTGAATAGCTGCAATCGTACCGCCGGGGTTTGTAGACGTACCGCCCAAAGTAGCGCGAAGAGCATTACCTGCGCCAGAAATGGTACCAGAACCGTTGATGCTCAAGCTAATGTGAGCGCCATTAACAGTACCGGCAGTAGCTGCGCCAGCGCCTGTGACTCGAGTCAGGGCGCGATAAGTTTCCCCAGAGCCAGTGGATGTGAAAGTTAAACGCTGATAAGACAGACGTGTATCGCCAGTGGCAGCCGAAGTCGTAACATACGATTCAGACACATTGCCAGCAGTGGTTTCAACAAGCGGGGAAGAGGCTGTTCCGGTGATAAAGCCGTTATTAGATACGACCGGGCCGGAGAAAGTGGTAGTTGCCATGATATAGGTTCCTTACATGCAAGTGAGGGCGTATCTGTCTGCATGTCGTCAGCCGGGACTGTCAGATACACCGGATAACCCCGGTATTTATAGCTTTATACCATAAAAAAAGAAAGGGGGTTTTTACGCCCCCTTTTTTACATCAATTACGCACCGGCGGAACCGTACATGCCCAGAGGGTCAGACCAACCGAACGAATAACGCTCACGGGACTTGTAACGGACGTTGCCCGTGTCGAAGTCTCCATCCATCGAGTTAGCCAATGGCGAACGGATAAAGTGCTTCATGCCGTTTGGAACGTCAGTGGTCAGGAACCATGCGTTTGTATCGGTCAGGAAGTTGTTAACCGTATAACCTTCTGGAATAGAACCGTTGTTCTTCAATGCGTTGATGTCGTTATCGGCAGTAGCAACGCGAAGTTCGGTTTCTAACAGACGAGTAGCAACGAATTGCAACGCAGGTGGAACAATCAGCTTCTTAGGCTTAGCAGCAATCAGCAGGCCACGCTCATCAGTCCATGCGGCGATTTGAATAACGGCGGCTTCAAGGGAAGTCTCGTTCAGATCGGCTGGGGTTGAAGGAATGTTGCTGTTGGTGCCACCAGAGGTCAGCGGATGTGCCGATGAGAACAGAGCTACGCCGTCACCGCCAGTATAAGCATTGCTAAAACCGTTGTTCAGGGTGTTAGCCGACTTAACTTGCTTGGTGTAAGCCATAGCACGAGCCAGAGCTTTGGTATAACGAGCCGACAGGCTGTCATACAGGTTGTCTTCGATGGCCTCTTCGGTCAGCGAGAAACCCAGAGCAATGGTTTCGTGGTTGTAGCGAGCAGTCCATGCCTCTTGTGCATTGTCGTAAGCGATGGCTGAGCCCTCGTTTTTAACAGGTGCAGCGGAGAAGCCAGACAGCTTTGTCTCTTCTTCGAACGAACGCTCAGAGGTTTCAGTTTCGTAAATCTCTTTGTGTTGCTCGCCGTAAGTTGCGTACTCCAAACCGAACAGTGCATTCAGGCCCGGGAGCAGCTCTTTAAGTAGTTGTGCGCGTGAAATAGCCATGATTTAGCTCCTTATGCAATGCTGGTGGCAGCGTAATACTGGTGTTGACCGAAGTTCAACTTAACCAGCAACTCTGGGTACTGTGCAAACACAATCGTCGAACTAGCCGCAAAAGCAGCTATCGGCGCAGCGTTCAAAATAAACGAAGTTGCACCAGCAGACGCTGCGGTATCAACAAACGAACCAGAAGCAATGTACTGACCATTAGCAGCAAGTGAACCAACATCTGTACCAACAGGCAATGCGAAAGGCAGAGCAGAGCAGGTAATAGTGGCACCAGAAGCGCTAACATAGGTAGCATTCCCCAAGGTCACAACGGTGTCAGGCACTACGCCCAAAACACGAATTGGCAACGCATCGGTAGTCGCAGGCGTATTGGTAGGAGCCAACAGCGCATTAGCAGAGTTACCGGTGTTTTCATTGCCTGCGTTATCAATCATAGCCAAGTTCTGGCCGATCATTGCACGAGCGCCAGAAGCCATAACAACGCCAGAAGAGCAGACAGCAGCTTTGAAGACAGTGTCAGGATCATCACAGACAATCGCAACAGCATCACCAGCGGTAGTGCCACCGGGCCAGTACTGAGCAAATTGTTTTTGCTTAGTTGTAGGGTTTGTATAGGAGCAACCCAAGAAAACACCTGTAACAGTGCCAAGGGTGCCAGTAGAAACGGTTAAACGCTGAATATTGCCACGGGTCAAACCAACTAGATCGCCGTAAAAAATATCAGTCGCATATCCGTAAGGAATCGCATATTCACGAGTAGAACCCGCAAATACTTGACCACCGATCAGATTGATCGGCTTTAGGCCGTAAGGGGCCGCGACAACAGGATAAGCCATATAAGACTCCTAAAAAATAAAAAAGTTAACGTCCTTTGCCAAACGATGTGGACGATTTACGCTCAGCAAAGAGCGGCATCCGGGCATCGTTTTCACGCATAAAGCTATTGTCCACTGCTTGAGTCTGCGCCTGAGTTTGGTCTTGGTAATATTGATTACGTTGATCTACGAACTCTGACGGGGTCTTGCACAGTAACAATCCACCAATCTCGATATTGTCCTTAAAGCGACTATTCGGATCGATTAACAGTTGGAATCTAGGTTGTTCTTCTACTTTGACAGGCTCCCAGCCTTCTCGGAGTTTGGCCGAAAGGTTACGTGGGTCAGCGTTGTTCAAGGTCGAAGTACGAATCCAGCGATATGAATACCCCGGTTGCTTATCCGGTTCAGGGAGAAGCTCGGCTGGTGCCCACTGCTTAGGGCGCATATCCGTGTCACGGGTTTCAAGTTCACGCATCAGTCTGTTATTGCCGTTTGCCATTATTTATTCTCCAATTTAAGAACTTCACGAGCATATTGCTCCGGGGTTAGTCTCAGCTTTTTAGCCAACGCAATTTGGGACGTTGTTAGCCTAATACTCTTAGGAGCCGTGCTTCGTTTGGCAGAAGCAACAACCGTTGATGCTTTTCGCTGAGGTCTGGAATCAGCTTCTTCGGTGTCCTCGTCCCTAAAGGCTTCGGGAAACCGTTTGCGCATTGTTTTGTCCATGCGCTGATAGTAGTCATCAGTACCAATATATTCAGGGCCGTACTGATCGGCTAGCTTCTCGTGTAGTCCAAAGGCCGCTTGCGTCATCTCCTTGTCCTTCTGGAACCAAGAATTGTTACGCTCACGCCAATCGACATATTTAGGATCAGGGGGCGGTTTGGACACCGCCTGATTCATTTGTGGCAGTTTTATATCATTTTCTGCATTTTGTAAAGTAGGTCTGTAATTTTTTGTTTTATCTACACGTAGCGTAGCTTCCGTAAGAGCCTGCTGCGCTTCCATAAGTTTGTCTGGATCGCCCGAATCATGCGCCTCTCGGAAGTTTCGTTTAGCCATTTCAAGCTCAGTATCAGCGGCGTACTGCACCGTAGATATGTACTCTTTTTCCCCCGAAGCCAAGGTGCTTTTGAGCATCTTGTTCTCTTCAAGGATTTGCTGGGCTATACGGATAGCTTCCTGCTGTTCACGGAGCGCCGCTTCTTTTTCCCGTCGCTCATCGTGCCAAACCTTACGCATTTGAAACAGACGTTCCTTGGCTTTGCCAGAGTATTCATCTAGTTCGTCTTGCTCAATCTCTTCTAATATCGCTTTAGGCAGTGGCTTACGGCCACGGTCTTCCGGCGGGGTATCGTCTTCTATCTCAATCCTAATGTCCTGATCTTCATCCTCGTCACGGGATGCTTTTTTATCTATTTCATCAGGGAATTTGTACTCGTTTTTCTCGAATTCAGCCATTTGTGTCTCCTTATGCTCTTGAAATGCCACGTGGGTCTTGAACCACTGCTTCTACCGAGTCATCGTTAATTAGACGGAACTCTTGACCGTGAATCTTCAGGCGCGTGCCTGAGTTTGGTCGAGCCAAAACAAAATCACCTTTTTGGCACCAAGGGCCTGTAGGAAACTTTGCCTTATCTAAATAACAATCTGGCCCCATCTCAACAACAAAGAACACCGTACTTAGCACTTCTTCGTAGTGCATTGTTTGGTCTGCTTTAATAATCCCGCTCTCGTATTTGGATTCGACGGCGGAAGTTGTTACTAAGATATGGTACCCAGAAGGTTGGGGCAGTTGTTTTGCCTTATCTTCTGCTGCGGCT